GCAAAGTGAGGAGACATATACTTCTGGAGGTTGAAGTAGGTGAGCTCGTCAGTCTTGTTCAACTTGAGAAGAGTCGCAAGCTTGGAGTCAGGGTTGATCTTGCGACCATTGTCCTTGTCCTGGAGCTTGTGAGCGCGGATGTAGGTGTTGATCTCACGGGTAACATCAGTGCGTGCCATCTCGGATCCCTTGTCCTTGCCAAGGAAAGAAGCAAGCTCGTCAGAAATCTTGGTGGGCTTGACAAAGCCAGAGGGGGCACGGTTACCGGCCTTGCGCTTGCGCTTGGAGGACTGCTTCTGGGCAGTCTTGACCTCACGAGTCCACTTCTTCTCAAGGACCTTGTACTCAGCCTTCAAGGAGGAGATGAGCACACCCAACTGCTGGAGCTTGGCAAGGAACTCGACAGATTGGTCGGCAAGGGGGGTCTCAGTAACAGCGTCAGTCGCAGCCGCAACGGTCTCGGCAGCATCAACAACGGGCGCAACAACAACAGGGGCGGGGGTGGCAGCAACAGTAGACTTCTTGGTCTTCTTCTCTGCGGGAGCGGCGGCGGCAACAACGGGGGCAGCAGTGGTGGTGACCTTCTCGGTCTCAGTCTTAGATGTAGTCTTCTTGGGCATCTTATTATACTATATACTAGTATTTACTTTTTAAGTGATTTAACGCAAATAATATATATTGTTACGATAATATGGTAATAGGACGCGCCCTACACACAATTAAAAATAACTGACCGATTGAAAAAGCCAAGGAAGCGATGTAGCAGCCGATTCATTAACTAGAGTTAATGCGCCAAGAACATAATAAGCTCCTAAAGATTTACTGTCGCGATCTACGCCGCTATTAACCAAACATTCCAATATTTCTAATATGACATTTTTAATATTCAAGAGGTTACTTTCGGTGTGAATATAATGCATATTCATATTCCTAAATGGATTACCATGCGGAGGACAAATATTGCGCTTCGTTTCGTGTGTTAATTGAGCCCGATAATCCCATATATCAATTAAATCCCTAACAAATTTAATTAACATTGTTCTGTTCAAAGAGAGAAACCATTTTGGATCAGAATAATTCCCTAAAGCATCTATGTTTTGAAATAATCCAAGGGCTCTCATTTCGGTTGCCTTTTCAACGGAAACCTTGGGCGCGTCGTCTTCATAATCTAGATTTATGTGTATACCTAGCATTTTACCTAGACGGAGCACAGATCTAATTGTTTTTACAAATGACTCAGGGATAACATTTCTGTTGTATGGATTTCTAATAGACTCACTATCTTTAGAGGTTAGAAACAGTTGATGGAGAGAAGCTATATCAAAACCATAAATAAATCCATCTACATCCTTGTAGCTCAAGAATTGATGGTAATTTATTTCGCTGATGGAGTCCATCGTAACAAAATCGTCTACATTTGTACATAAACTGCGATTAAATGCTGCGGGACCGTGTAGCCTTTTATATTTTCGCGCAATTGTTCCTCGAAATACCCTTTGTACCTTAATTATAAATGAGGAAAAATATAAAAAGTTATATACACGTGCAGACAACTCATTCTTATTTCCACTAATTTTTAATTTATAAGTCTTGGCAATCGATTTTAACTGCGTCACATTATAATTATATCTATTTAAAATCTCATAATTTTCTACAGTCGGAATAATTACATTTTCATCGTCGACCTTGACCGCTTTTTTATTGGTCTGTCTCGCGTTTTCACATGTGGCAGAAATGCTATTCATATATTCACTTATTAAGCTATCATTACTCTTATTCTTTTTAATAATCGCGCTCATATATTAGTTATATATATTTTCTTTTTGAGTAGTTTTATTTATATTAATTAAATGATAATGCTAATGAAATACTATTGACACTGACAGCATCACGAGACCATAATTACATTTATATTTAAAAAAAAAATTGATTTAAAGGTAACGCAGTAATGTAATGTATACTAATACAATGGCAAGCGCAATCATCGACGGAACTAATATTGACACGAGTGTATTCTCATACTCTGCTCCTAAGGCTAACCCCTCTGGAGGAAAGGTTGTGAATCTATATAATAAAAATTTCAGAGAAACTCTTACAATTTCGACCCCTCTCATCTTGACTTGGGGCGCACAGGAGGGTATGGACCAATTAAAGAACCCCACGGGAAAGTATACTATGTCGCTTCAATTCCCCAACAAGGATTATCCTAATGCGGACTGTGAGGCATTCTTGAAGTCTATGCGCGCTCTTGAGTCAAAGATCAAGGCAGATGCTCTTACTTATTCGAAGGAGTGGTTTGGCAAGACGATCACAAGCTCTGATGTAATGGATGAGAAGTTTAATGTGATGCTCAGACATCCCAAGAAGGAAAAGGGAAGCATTGAGCCTGATTATGATAAGCCACCAACGCTTAGCGTCAAGGTCCCTTGCTGGAAGGGCGTTTGGCAGCCTGAGATTTATGACGAGGAGGGTGCTCCTTTGTTTGTAAAGGGCAAGACTGCTCCGCATTTGACTCCGCTTGACTTTATCAAGTCCAAGACTCAGGTAATTTGTTTGATTCAATGCGGCGGATTGTGGTTTATTAACGGAAAGGTATCTGTAACTTGGAACTTGAAGCAGGCAATCGTCCAAAAGCCCAAGACGTCTTCATTTGTCGAGGGAACCTGCTTCCTTAGACCCAAGGCAGCTGATGTTGAAAGATTGAAGACACAGGCCCCTCCTGAAGATGATATCGATCCTGATGGCGCAGTTGGATCTACTATTGTAGATGATTCTGATGAGGAAGAGGAGTATGATTTGCCTGCTCCAGCACCAGCGCCTGTTCCGGTTCCTGTAGCAGCACCTGCTCCTGTTCCTGTGGCAGCCGCCGCACCAGCTGCCGAGAGTGGTGAGCCAAAGAAGAAGCGAGTCGTTACCAAGAAGGCTTAAATAAATCATCAAAAATAATAATAAAAATAAATAAACCAAAATACAAACAAATAATAATCAAACAAACAAATAATAATCAAACAAACAAATAATAATCAAACAAACAAATAATAATCAAACAAACAAATAAAACCAAAAATAAACAAATAATAATAAACCAAAACAAAAATAATAAAAATTAGTAGCCAATTTTGGTTACTAATTTTTTACTCATTTTACAATAAACATAATTCAAATACTAATGTGAATTCCTGTTAAACAATCGTTATTTTTACAATAATATCCGTTTTTTCAGATACATCATATATATCTTTTTTTACCTTGGTCAAACCTGCGTTCTTAATTCTATAATATTGAACACTCTTCATATACAATTTATCGACAGGAATCCTAAATTCACGATCAACTATACACACGCAAATAGACCCACCGTCAAATATCGCCTTATTTAAATCCGCACAACAAATGCTAACATCTTCAACAATTATATTATTGTCGTCATCTAATGTGATACCAGGAGGTAACTCAGGTTCGCATATTACTATTATTTCACACCCCGACGCATCAAAGTAGGATTCATTATGCCACAACGGGACTAAAAATAATTCTTTGTTTACATATAATTTATACATATTGTTATTAATAAGGTCTAATATACTCGGATTTAATTTATACACTTCGACAGTTCTATCATACTTTTTGACTACAATTTCACGAACTGCGTCAATAACCTCTTGGCTTAAATGAAGTATATGTCGGTGATTAGAGAGAAATGTATATATCTCAAAGGATGTATCCTTATCTAGATCATCAAATAATTTAGCCGATATTTTCTTTCCTGCGGCCATTATATCAGTTATGATTGCCGATATGATTTCAGTATACTTCCCTTCAAGAACTGTATTCAAAAAACCTCTTAGAATATTAAAATAGAGAGAAGAATCAATGTGCGTGTCGTCATCTGTCTCAGAGTCTTCATCGTCAGGATTTAGGTGATTTATTTCTCTCTTCAAGTAATTATATGCTTCGTTTATCTGCTTGAACTTTGTATTTGACTCTACAGAATTGTTGTTTTTATCTGGATGATTCTTAAGCGCCAATCTGCGATATTGTTTTTTTAAATATTCTAATGTAATGTCGTTTGGAGAAATGATGCGAAGATCAATTTCTAAAATTTCAAATGCTTCGGTGTGATTCATAAAAGTAATAAATATAAAACTTTAAGTCTTAAAAGTTAAATTTTATATCTATCTAATGTATAATGGCTATTCATACAAGCGCTATTACTTATAGAAGAGGTATTCCAAATGGATACAACAATTTCTATTTTGTTGCTCAAGCTAATAACACTATCCCATCACCGATGAGTTTGTATTTGAAAGGCTATTCTTTTTATAATAGAACTGCTCGCACCCCTCTTTCTGGATACAAGACGCTCCCTTGGAGAAAATAAATCATTTGCTAATTACAGGTTATGAATGACCTTTGCTAAATATAACAGATAATTCTCAACGTGATAGATAGGTCTATAATTGTTATTATAATATTTAAAGAATACAAAGGTCTTTATCAAAACTGCGGACAAATGTTCTGCCTTCAATTTATCACTCTTTGTAAGAACAGAGAGAATATACCAAACACAATCGGTAATGTCTATATTATAAATAAAAATATCGTATAAGATATCTCTGAATTTTAGAAAATTCAGTGCGTCTATATTAATCAAGTTATTTATAATTTTATTGCTAGTTATCTTGTGTTGTAACATCAGTTCCTCATTATTAAGATGAATAATTTTAATATTCGTTATATTCTCCGGCGTTATTTGCGACGGTAGTTTTGTTTTAATACATTTTACATATGACGCCTTCGACGGCCTACACACGTTAATTATTTCGCAGCAATTTAATATACTGTCTGGTATAAAACTAAGCTCCTCTGTTATCAGTATGAATTTTAAATCTATAGCTATACTCGTATTTTTTTGCATATAACTATAAAAATTGTCCAACAACTCGCTATGTATATCTTGAAAATTCTTGCAAACTATTATTCCCGATTTTTCTACCTTTGTCGATATAATATCTATAATTTGTTGGTATATTTCGTGCCAAAATAATTTCGAGTTGCAACCAAGCAGAGACATGTCTACTTCATAATGTATATCACTAATCTTAAAAAAATACTGATGTTTATTATATGTAAGACTGAGCTTTTTTTCATATTTCAAGTCGGATGGACTATATCTTTTAATAGCCCGCAACATTTGCGTATACTTGCCTATCCCACTTGGACCAAAAAATATCAAATTCTGCAATTTTGTTAATGAATGGGGGAACTTGTCGTATATTTTTTCCAGTTTTGGATGTAATGTAACCTTATTATTTTCATTTAAATATTCTTCGAAATGGGTTTCAAAAAATTTCATCAGTAATAGTATTAACGTATATTCTTTATTTTAATTACAAACCAAATATATAATATATAAATAAGCGCGCTTCTCTCTTCTGAAAGATTGTCTACAAAATTATATTTATAATTTTAATTATAATTATAGCAATAAATAATATATATTTATTTTATATGATTAAAAATATGATCAACACAATAAATATATTTTTATATTTTTTGTTTATTTTTATTAAATACAAGTTTGGATTTATTAGCTACAATGATTCAGTTAAAAATATGTCTAATGAATTGTCAAAAATAAATATTGTATATGCTAAAATTTTACAATGGGATATTTTAAAAAATGTATCAACTAGCGATGACGATCTTCAATCATATTTTACATTCTTTAACAGCAATGTTCCTTACACTTCAAATGATGTAGATTATGAAACCCTATACAAATTAAATACTTATGTAAAGGACACGAAACAAGATCTAATAATTGAAAATAATTACAACCCAACTAATAGCGGGACTGTTGCGTTAGTTTACAAAGCAACATTTAACGGGAAACCAATTATTATTAAAATGCTACGAAAGAATATTTATAAAACTATTGAAACCGGAATTAATAATTTAATAACAGTAATTAGTTTATTAAATTTTATTTCGTCGTTTTTTAATGATACGAACCCCGCATTATTGACTATAATTAAAAGGAACGCAAAAATACTGTTAGAACAAACTGATTTACAACAAGAAATACGTAATAATGATATATTTCAACCAATTACAAATAGATACAATATTATCGTTCCCTATGTTTATAAAGAATTTAACACCATATCTAATAATATTATTGTAATGGAATTTATAGAAGGTGGATCATTGTTAGAATCAAAAAATGATATGCGCTTTTTCCAAACAAACTCAAGAAATATACAACGGTTTATACAAGACTCATATTTAATATATAAATTTATACATGCCGACTTACATACAGGTAATATTATTTGTAGAGATGATAAGATAGGGTTAATTGATTTTGGGTTAGTTATTAAACTGTCTGATAAACAAGGGGAATATATTGCCGACCTACTATTAAGTATTAGAAATAAAAATTTTAATCGCTTGGTGAGTTCTATTGGAAAATTAGTATGCAATGGTGATAAACTTTTATACAATCAATTTCTAAATGTATGTAACACGTCTGATAAAATGGAACCACTACGCAATAATTTCAAGTCGTTCAGTTGTAAGCTTATTCTTGATGTAATGCAGATATTTAATTCTATAACAATAGATCCTAATAATGATAGTATAAAAATACTGTTATCACTCGTTTCTAGTTTCAGTGTAATCGATTTATGCCGTATTAACACAAATGAACCGATAGAAGACAGCTTATTTAAGTTTAATAACTAATCCTTAAACGAAAAACATAAAAACGTGGTATTAAAACATAATATATTATGTTTTATATAATATATAATGGATATTGATAATGAATGGTACTCGTTGTGTTCTAAAAATGATGTAGAATTATTACATTTAGACAACACGAATGATTTTAAAATCACCTTTGAGGTTTTAGAGAATTTTGATAATATTTGTGAAATTATTCAACAACACGAACTATTCGAATTGATTTTTGAATTAAATAGAGATGTTCTAACAAATTATTCGGAAATAGAAAATAAAAATGTTAATAATGTAAGATTTAACATTACTTCAAAGGGGTTGCCATCATTTAATACATTTTCAGAAGCAGTTATTTATTTAAGTTATTCAATTAAATATGACAAATTAGATGAGCGTATTAATTTATATTCAAATTCAGTAAATAAACCCAGTAATTCGGATGATAATCACATTTACTTAGTTAATTTTGGGTTCCAAGTAAATAAAAACGCCGAATCTTCACTCGTTACTATCAACTACACATTAGATGACAATATTAATAACGTCTCTAATAAATTTATATCCTTACATTTAAAGAATATATTCTACAAAGTTAAAAAATACTTTGATTAATTTTTACATAATAATAAATTTATAATGATTTTATTATTAAGACCCGATCATTCTATCTAATTTGTCCAATATCATTGAACATATCAAACTTACCATATTTTGTTTTGAATGTTTATGTTGTATTGCTTGAGTAACCATGAACATATCTTTACTAATTTCATTTTCCAATTTATCATTCACCTTTTTAACTAAGGAATTCATTTTGTTTAACAATGTGTCGGTTGTTATTATTTTTTCTCTGTTATCCTG